CGGCTACCGGTCAAACATTCTATGTAAAGATCGATGGTACTGGCACTCCGGATACCTTTGAATGGGGTTATGATTCTGCATCTCCCCAAGCCACTGGCGTATCAATTACAGGTTCAGATCAAGTTCTAAATTATGGAATTAGCGTAGACTTTGTTGCCACTACTGGTCATACTGTAGGTGATAAATGGACAGGATCTGCTTCACCTGTCAATGTTGACACTGGTTGGTTTACTAATAGAAATACGGGAACATCCGGTGTTGGTTATACCCATGCTGGTATGTTCTTTGATGTTAGTACAGAAAAATTTACTTTGTTATCAGGATATGATCCAGAGCCAGAGGGAACAATCAATTTAGCTGATTCATCTACTACCTATGGAACTTTAAAGGCTGGAACATTCGAAGGTAATTTGACGGGTGATGTAACAGGTACGGTATCAGGAAATGCCGGTTCTGCTACTCAATTAGCAACTGGAAGAACTATTGCTTTAAGCGGAGATATAACGGCTACCGGTGTTAGTTTCAATGGTACGTCTAATATTACTCTTACTACTGCCTATACTGCTGGATCTATTGTTAATGCCGATATTAATGCTAGCGCTGGAATCGTTGATACGAAGTTAGCAACTATTTCTACGGCTGGTAAAGTAAGTAATTCCGCTACGACTGCTACCGATGCTAATACTGGATCCACAATTGTTGCTCGAGATGTTTCTGGAGACTTTAGTGCTGGTACTATTACTGCCACTTTTAGTGGTAATTTAACTGGTGATGTTACAGGTACAGTATCCTCTCTTTCAAACTTTGCAACTACAGATCTAACTGAGGGTACTAATAAATACTATACAAAGGTAAGAGTAGATAGTGATATTGACTTAAGAGTGAGTAAAGCTTTTATTGACAATCTTAATGTAAATGCAGATACTTTAGATGGTCAACACGGCACTTATTACAGAATTAATGTTTATAACTCTTCTGGAACGTTATTGAATTAAGGATAAGAAATGGCACAACCAAGTTCAAGAACTACATTAATTGATTATTGCTTGAGACGTCTAGGCGCTCCAGTAATTGAAATTAACGTAGATGAAGATCAACTGGAAGATAAGTTAGATGATGCTCTACAATTATATCAAGAGTATCATTCAGAAGCTGTTGTTAGACAATATCGCTCTATCCTTATTACAAGTGATGATGTTACAAATAAGTATGTCACTCTACCGGCTGATGTAGCTTATGTTACAAAAGTATTTCCTATTGCTTCATCTTTAACTGGTACTAGAAACTTCTTTGATGTAAGATACCAGATTATGTTGAATGATATTGCTGACCAGCATAATTTTATTGGTGATCTAGCCTACTTCGAACAGTTACAGCAATACATGTCATTACTTGATATGAAGTTAAATGGAATGCCATTAACCACATTCCAACGTAAACAGAACAGATTGTATATCTTTGGTGACTTCCAAGATGAAGATATTAAAGCAGGTGAATACATTGTATATGAATGTTATGCTGTTGTAGACCCTAGCACACACACTTCAATTTATAACGACATCTGGTTAAAAGACTATACCACAGCTCTCATTAAACAACAATGGGGAGCTAACATGATGAAATTTGAAGGTGTTACATTACCAGGTGGTATTACATTTAACGGTCGCCAATACTATGATGATGCTACTGCTGACTTAGAAGCTTTAAGAGAAAGACTAAGATCTGATTATGAACTTCCAATCGACTTCTTGGTAGGATAATATGGCAACTAATAGATACATCAGCCAGGGTGTAAAATCAGAACAGAATCTTTATGAAGATTTAACTATAGAATCTCTTAAGATCTATGGCCAAGATGTATATTATCTTCCTAGAACTATTGTTAATGAAGATAAAATTTTAGGTGAAGATGTTCCTTCTAGATTTACGTCTGCCTATAAAGTAGAAATGTATATCGAAAACGTTGATGGATTTGACGGTGAGGGAGATCTATTTACAAAGTTTGGTGTAGAGATTCGAGACCAGGCTACGTTTGTATTAGCTAGAAAGCGCTGGGCACAGACTGTATCTAAAGTAGATAATCAAATTAACGGTATTAGACCAAGAGAAGGTGATTTAATTTATCTTCCTCTTTCTAATAAACTATTTGAAATTATGAGAGTAGAGCATGAAGCTCCTTTCTATCAATTACAAAATTTAGTTGTTTTTAAATTACAGACTGAGCTATTCGAATACAGTGATGAAGATCTCGATACTGGTATTACTTCTATTGATAATGTAGAAACAGAATATGCATACACGTACACACTAACTCTTAATGATAGTGGCCAGAGTGGTACTTTTGTGGTTGGTGAGACTGCTTCTATGACTCTCTCATCTGGTGTGGTTATGTCAGGTGAAGTGGCACGTTGGACTGATTCAGATAATAAGCTAAGACTAATTCATATCGGTGCTGATGATGGTAATTACCATGAGTTTGTAGCTGATCTAGCTATTACAGGTTCAACATCATCTGCTACAGGTACGGTTACATTAGTAACAGAAGAGGGGCTAGTAAAAGCTTCTTCTACTGTAGTAGAGCAGAATACCGACTTTGATGCAATTCTAGACTTCTTAGATTTTAGTGAGTCTAATCCATTTGGGGATGTTAGAGACTAATGACAGATGTATTTGACTTTGGCTTTACAGCGGTAGATGAAGATGAACTAGAAGTAGCTAAGAAAGCTGCTGAAGTAGAGACTACAGCTACCTCTACACAAGAACGTCTTGATAACCTTTTTAACGCTATTGTACCTCTTCTAAATAACTTAAAGAAGAATCCTGAAAAGGAATATATTCTTTGGCCAGATCGTCTCGCTAAAGTTGAAGCGTTTGAAGATCATCTTCAGCAGATTTATAGAGGTTAGTTATGTTAGGTAATTATTTCTACCATAAACGAATTAGAACAAGTGTAGCTGTGTTTGGCACACTATTCAATAATATCTATATTCTGAAGAAGAATAGTGCTGGTGATGTTATTAGCCAACAAAAAGTACCTCTTGCCTACGCCCCACAAGCTAAGTTTCTTGAACGAATTGCTAGACAGTCCAACTTAGATACTGATAGTCAGCTTGCTATTAAGTTACCTAGAATGTCTTTTGAAATTCTAGCTTTTGATTATGACACAACAAGACAGCTTCCTAAAACAAACGCACGTTTATTATCAAATTCTGATAATACAAAACGTAGTAAAATGTTTGCTCCTGTCCCTTATAACATTAATTTTCAATTAAACGTAATTGCTAAAAATCAAGATGATGCTTTACAGATTGTAGAACAGATTCTACCTTATTTTAATCCTCAGTATACTCTTACAGTAAAACCTATTGAAGACTATCCTGATATTAAGGAAGACTGTGTAATTAAACTAAACGGTATCTCTTTTATTGATGATTATGAAGGTGCGGTTGAGAACAGAAGAACTCTAATATATACACTTGACTTTACTATGAAAATTAATTTTTATGGTCCTGTATCAAGTGCTAATATTATCCGCACCGCTAATACTGAAATTAAAGATTACACAAATAATTATAAGATTGAAACTATTACAGTAGTACCTGACCCCACAAGTGCTTTCCCTGATAGTGATTTTGGCTTTACAACAACGATTGATTTAAGTTATGATGACAGCGCATGATTCAGACAGTAAATTAGATAATGATATCGAATTCGCTAGACGAAACTATTACGATATTCTCGTAAAAGGTTCAGAAGCAATGGATGAGATGATGGAGGTGGCTCGTGCTACTGAACATCCAAGAGCTTTCGAAGTATTATCTAATATGATGAAAACCATGGCAGATGTCAATGGTAACCTTCTCGATCTTCATAAGAAATCCAAAGATATTAGAAAGTCGGATCAACCAGCTCAGTTACCTGGTCTGACGACAAATAATAATGTGTTTGTAGGGTCTACAGCAGAGCTACAAAAAATGCTAATTGGTAAAATGAGAGACGTTACACCTGATGAATGATACGTATAACGGTAACGTTAACGTAAAGCGTGATGGAGCCATACAACAATATACTCAATATGAAGTAAACGAGTTTATTAAGTGTGGTCAAGACCCATCTTACTTTGCTAAACATTATTGTAAAGTAATTAACCTCGA